TTCAACGGCAATGGTTCCAGCAGGCAGGGCAGGAGAGTACCCCTCAATGAGCGTCCAAGTGTTGGCCACCAAGAGAGGGCTGGAGACTACTGTAATACTGGTGCTTGATGTGGCATTAGTATAGCACTTCATGCGAAGCTTGATGGAACCAGCAGCCAGTGCAGCAGAGGACTTCACATACATGGAACCACGGAATCGGTCTTCAGTGCCAACGGCCACTCGGTTTACAAGGTTATTGATAGTCTGAAGAGAAGTTGTTCCGGTGATTCTCAAGGCAGGAAGAGACCCACGGCCAGCAGTTGCGTTGATCGACTTATTGGCGTCTAGCGTTCCCCAAGAAGATCCGTTGTTTGAAAAATTCGATTCCACGATGAGGTTATCTGTGGAAGTAATGACAAGCTTATCTGTAGTGATGGTCTTAGCTGCAATACGGGCACCGGACATTTCTCCAACGGTGATCTTAGCTGCATCAATAGAGCCAATGATACCGTTAGTAGCTGTGATAGAATTCTGGACCAGAATGTCTACGGCGTTGATGAGATCCGCATCAATGAGCTTAGATCGAATAACGGCTGCGTCTAGGCGTGCCGCAGCAATTGTTCCAGCATTGATGACAGACGCATCCATGGTTCCGAAGATACCGGAGGCAGATGTAATCGAGTTGGCCGCGAAGATGTCTGCGGCATTAATGTAGGACGCCTCTATAAGTTTTGACTTTATGGTCTCAGCGTCTAGGCGAGCAGCAGCGATTGTTCCAGCATTGATCTTATCTGCACTTAGATCCGCAATTTGTGCGTTCCCGATGGCACCATTGGCAACGATAAGAGATCCGGCCTGAATAGCTCCGTCAACAATGAGGGTTCCCTCATTCTTACGGCGTATCGATAGATTGTCAATCCAAAACTGGTTAGTGGTTTCTGCGTTGTTGGCAAAGGTTATCCACACCTGAATAAAGGCGACACCGGCAGGAACAGTGTAACTACCAGTCTTCTTTGTCCAAACAGTACTCTTAGTTGTACCAAAAGCCGAAACATTTGTCCAAGAAACCGGAGCCTTTGTTGGCCCAAATGTACGGAAGCCAAGTCCAGCGTTACCGGTTCCGACAGTGTTTAGGTTACGTGCCTCATACTCTACATAGAATTGGTCCCCAACCTCTACGGGAATGAGTTTGTAACCGTATACGTCGTTGTTTGAGCCGTTTTGGGCATTGAGGGCAAGAGCCTTCCCGGTTCCGTTACCCGCCGTGCCCATGGTACCGTAGGTTCCGCCAAGTCCCGAGATATCAATTACGGTAGCGTTACCAGTATTTGAGTATCCCTTAGGTGCCTGTCCAACTGTATCGCTTTCGAAGTCAGGGTTCTCAACATAGTTATTGATGTCCGCGATCAGAAGCTTATCGGTACTGATGGAGGAAGCGGCAAGTCGGGCAACATCAAGCGTACCGGCAGTGATTTTTCCGGCATTCAGGTTGGCAATGACAGCGCTGTCGAGCGTACGGCTCTGCCATGACGTGGTAAACTCCCATTGAGCAATAATGAGTCCGCTACCGTTGTGTTGGAACCACGTATCCCCTGCGATATATCCGGTAGTTCCTGAGGCAGCAGAAGTGGAGTAGATTACCTTGTTCTTACCGTTGGCAGCAGTCAAGGCGGTATTGGCAGTACCTTGGGCAGTGGCAATAGAGGCATCCTGAGTGGAAGTCCATGCGCCGTTCCAGATGTACGGCTTGTTTCCGTCGTCGGTATCGAACCACAAATCACCGGTAGTGTTTCCAGTCAGTGGCGGTGCAGACGGTTGAGACCACGTTCTCGTCTTGAGGTTGACTGTATCGGTCAACGTGGTTATACTTGCAGGAGTGCCGTAGGCGGTAATCTCTTCCGTTGTAGCGGGACGAACGTTCAGCCAGTCATAGATAATATCCTTGACAGCTTGAGTTCCCATGCCTACAGAATATTGACCCATGAGCCAGCCGTTCATGGCTGTCCACGTACCTGTTGCGTTGGTTGGACGACGGAGAACTTTAACTACTCGATACCACTTTCCAGTGACCGGAGCGGGGATCTCAGTTGCCAGAGAAACAGTTACTCGTTGGTTCGTCATACCGGCCCAGTCAAGAAGCACACCGGCCCCGCCGAAGGAGCTTCCGGAAACTAGACGTACATCCAGTTCTAGAGTAAAGTACTCTAGGTTAGGGGCATGCGCCAGCGCAGTGTGGAAGGTTAGTCCACGCTGTGTTGTGGTGTCTGTGCAGTTGAATCGGGCAGCGTACTTTCCCGTACGTACTGTTGTTGTTTCCTTCGTCGGAGCATTGTTGTAGGTTGCGTAGTTGGCCGGTACAGCACCCGTCCAGTCCTCAAAGGACGGGTTGAGGGAGTAGGCCTGTGCCTGAATTGCAGCCATCTGGGCAGCATCAGCTTTAGTTGTTGCATCAGTGGCAGCAGCAGAGATTGCTTCCGCTTTAGCAGCAGCAGAGTCCTGTGTAGCCTGCCATATCGATCCACTGTACGTGTAGAGCTTATAGTTGTTGTCGGTATCTACCCAAGTATCACCTGTATTATATGTGCCTCCGGTAGGTTCGGAGGTTTGAAAATACGTCTTATTCTTTCCGTTGGCTACGGTGAATGCACTATCTGCCGTTGACTGGGCAGTAGCAATTGTAGCGTCACGCGCAGAAATCCATTGTGTGCTTGTTGTATCCCAAGTGTAAGGCTTATTTCCGTCATTAGTGTCAAACCACAGGTCCCCGGCTCGGTGTGAAGTTCCGGCAGGAGGGTTATCCTGCCTCCAGACTGTACTTTTACCGTTTGCAGTTGTCTGTGCCGTTCCCGCAGCGAGGGCAGCAGCAGCAGCATCATTGAAAGCCTGATCTGCGGTAGTCTGGGCAGCAGCAGCGGCAGCAGCAGCATCAGTGGCAACCTTATCGGTTACAACAACCCATGCAGAGCCGTTCCAGCGCTTCGGGGTGTTTGCTCCACCGGTAGTATCAATCCAGAGGTTCTGTGCAAGCTGGTCGGCAACAGCAGGAGCGGAAGACTGGATAATCACCTTACCCTTTGAGTTGGCGATACCCGCAGCCGTTGCAGCGGAGGCCGCAGCAGCATCAGCAGCATTTTGAGCGTCATCGGCAGCAGTCTGTGCATTGTCAGCAGCAGCTTGGGCAGCGTCAGCGTCCGCCTGAAGCGCTGCAAGGGCATCGTTGATACCCTGATCGGTCACAGCACTTTGCATCACCAGAGGGGCGCTTCTAGCGCTTCTGGCAGCTAGGTTTCCGTTGTAGTCCTCAGACTCAAGGGAGAACTCCCACGTCTCTCCGATAGCCGCGATATCCGTTGTGACAAAAACAGACTCAGAAGGGAGACGGATGACTCCAACATCCACAGTTAGGACAGTTGATCCGGAGACGATCTTGTGTCCCACGACATTGACGTGTACGAAGTCCTTTGGCTTTGCGGCATTGCCTACGAAGAGTCCGTCCCAAGACACGGTAAAAGTTCCGGGCTGGGAGGTTGCCACCGGAGTAGTAGCCACAGGAGGAGGAACAATGTCCCCGACGAACGGCTGGAAGCCTATAGTCCCATCAGGAAGCTGCCCGATGATAGTCTTGACGCCTGTTACAGGGTCTTCGGCAATAAGGGTCTCGCGAATTACGATATTGCCGGAAGGTTTGGTCTCAAGGGATTTTACCCTGTTACGGAACTCCGCGAACTCGCGAAGGAACCCGCCGTCTGGCCCGATTCTTCTTACTTCCGTCATTACTATCCTCTACGTCATTTTACTGCTAATCTACAAACTTGTCTTCCTTTTGAAGGCTAACCTTGACGCTATCTGAAGTATCTCCTACAATACTTAGAAGTCGCATCTCAGTCATACCATCAGGGAGGGAGAGCCACCCTTGTGTAATTACGTGAACCAAGTCACCCGGCCAGAAGTCTCCCAACGGAATGGGGCCGTCTGCTCGAACCGTCATCTGAACTTCCAGAAGTGGTTCCTTGTTCACCCAGAGGTTCGATATTCCATGGTTGGCTACAACCGTTGGATTCTCACTGTTACCAACATTGACGACCGTCTCAAGCAAAGGGTATTGCGCCTGAAGAGGTCCATCATTGGTAGCTACCTTGATGAGAAGCCCCTCATCCTGACCAGCACCGGTTGAATAAGTTCTAAAGGTCTGATATGATCCAGTTACGATAGTGCTCATATCAACTACCTCTCCTCTTGCAGGAGTGGTGTCCCATACCGGAGTATATTTCTGGTAGATTCTTGGCTGCTTATCTGTACCCGTCCAGAAGTCGAACGTAAGTTGGTTATCCTGAATAAGCCTTGGTTTAAACATTATATCAGGCCCATTGATGACGTTTGAAAGCTTTGTCAACACATCATCGGTATTGATGTTCTGTAGGTTGAACCCTCGGTACGTTCTCTCATGGTTTGCGGACTCGTCCGCGATAGGGAACGAGATCGGAAGCGACCCACCCGGTTTCTTCTGCGATTGTTCGACAACCCTCTTGGCGATAGTGGCGAGGGACAGTCCGTTCCAGTACTTGTAGCTTTTCGCTAGCAAGTCCCAGTTGGTCTGCTCATCAATCACAAACCTCTTAGCGAGGACTGAGCGGATACCTCCACAGCCGATAGTCACGAAATCCGAAGACTCGGAGGGGCGGGTAATGATCGGGCCAGCAATGATGGGAACACCCTTGTAGAAGAGCACAACACCTGCCCACCATGGAGAAAGCCAGTACTTGAGGTTCACATTAGGCAGAGTATTCTTCCTCAGCTTCATGCTAATGGACTCAACACCGTTCAATTCCATTGACCACGAGGCAGATTCAAACTCAAGTTGAGGTCCAATATTTCCTGAAGAGACTTGAAAAAGATTAGCTGTCCACATTAAATAGCCGGTCCAACGTCTTCAACAGTGTAAATGACGCCGCCTCGACCGAATCCAGCGCTAGTGCCGTAGTATGTTGCAGCCTGTCCCGGACCAACCATTCGGCCTGACCCAAGGTTGGTGGTATGGGTTCCGGCTGAGACGTTGATGGTGTGCTCCCAATAGTACTGTGCCCACGCCTGATGCAACCCCGGAGTGGTGAAAATGATCATATCTCCACCGTCAATGTTCGGAAGGAAGTAATGCTCAGTGTATTTGGAGTTGTCGAATCCTACTGCACCGGAAGAATAGAGTAGTGCGTTCACGCTGAACCTTACTCTACGGTCTGTTGGGACGGTGAAGGTTCCATGCCCTTCCCTTAGAAGAGGAATAGAAAGTAGTCCGGTATAGGTGTTCTGCCATCGATGTAGGACACCGAGAGAAGCACCATACGGGATAGAGTAGTTTATTCCTCCGGTTGCAACTGCGGCATTGGTATTAGTGTTTCCTGCGGAAACAACAAAGCGCTTGAGTTCAACTGCACGGGCAGGGAGGACGGTCCCCACACCGACGACAATATTTGCGTCCCCTTCAATGGAAGGGTATCGTTGCTGGACGTAGATAATGTCTGTACGTGAGCCAGAACCCGGAGCCGCTGCTGTTGAGATAGTAGTGGTGGCAACAGGAGCAAGGATAATCTCGTCTGTAGCCGTTTTGATTGCTACGACTCCTGAATTAATCGTATAACTCATGATGGATGCGCTGGTTGTGATAGTACATCCACTGATAATTCCGGGGGTAAAAAGTCCACCGTAGATTTTTCTAATATCAGATGACGATGTTCCGGAGGAACCGTCTGCTGCTGGATCGACGCCAAATCCTGAAGTCATTTGTCTCTTCTTCCTAAATCCAAGTATCTCTATACATTATATCACACCAGCCTGAGCCATTCTGGATTGGTGTGAATGTGGGCTGAATGGTAGCCCCAGCAGGAATTGAAAACCAATCCCTTCGATTAACCAGTGTGGTTTTATCCACACCATTTTGAGTAGCGGTCCCTTTAGCCGTATCGATAATGACCGGAGCCGAGAAAGTCACCATTCCGGCATAGGTAATTACCTTCCCAAGATTGTCCTCGACAGAGAACCCGGAGAAATAGTCCCCCGTTACAACGAAAGTAGGCCATGCATCAGCGTTTCCATTATTTTTAACGGTCTGAATGGTGTTCTCGCCTGCCAGATTATAGTCAAGCGGATAAGATAGTCGATATTGTAGACCTCCTAGCGTGACATTAGCTCCAGCCTGAAATACTCTCATTGGGCCGTAGATGTGTGGGTCCGGAGCGTACAAATCGATTTTGAACACAGCAACATTGTCAAGCTGCTGGGTCCATGAGACAGCACCTTCCAGCCCAACTGTTGCATATCGGGTATCCGAGGAGGTTTCCACGGACATTTCCACATACTCTCCCGCCCGAAAAAGCCCAGTGAGTTGATCACGCATAGTCTGGAGTTCCGCACGATTAAGAGCGACAGCGGTCCCAGACAGGGATATAAGGCGGGACGAGAATGTGTAGGGTTCACTGAAGTCACCGTTGGAAACGGGGCGGACTGTGGCATCTCGTCGCGCAGCCGTTCCATCAGTCCACCCAACCATAGCTACAGGATCAAGCACAAACTGCCCGTAGGGGGCAATTCGTGACGAACGGAATACCGTATCCTTGATTGTCACTATGATTTTGTCGTTCTTGAGATACATTTGTCTATCCTAGTTTGAAGTGGAAAGTTTCCAGTACATGTGATTCATTGCAGCTTCACCAATTTGTGTCTCATTGAGACCCTGAGATGGATTTACTGTAAAGTTCACATTGGTGACTCCTCCAATACCGGACTGGCCGAATACACCAGTTCCGGTCGAAGCGCGGGAGGTTCCGGTAACAGTGTCTCGGGAGAGTACCGGAGCAACTGTCGCGGTTACGGCTTGTTTCTGAGAAGCCGTTTTAACAGCAGGAAGCATAATATCGGCTATCTCCGGAACCGCTGCTTCTGCAAGAGTCGCAGTGGCCTTCTTGACACGTCCCACCATGGACTCAATACCAATTGCCAGACCAGCGCCAAGCTGCTTACCGACCTGATCACGCATGACACGGGACGGAGACTTGATTCCGAAGAAGTTTTTGATAGTATCAAGAGCACCAGCGGCAATATTCTTAATGGTGTCAACAATCGCACCCGAAGCATTACGGATACCTTGGGCAAGACCGTCGATCAGGTCTCGACCAGCGTTCAGCAGAAGACTACCGAAGTTACCGATATTGTTGAGGATATCGCTTCCGATTCGTCCTATTGTGTCGAGGACGTTTTGTATGTTACGCTGTACCTCATTGACAAATCCGCTGACTCCGTTTACGATGTTGTTCCAGACATCGCGCACGAAGTTACCGATGGCGCTCCATGTGGAGTTCCATGCGTTGTTAATTCCATTGACCACATTGTTGATGGTGTTGGATACGTTCTGGATGGCTCCCGAGACGAAGGAAACTATGTTGTTCCAAATGGTCGAGAAGAAATTTGAAATCCCGCTCCAGATGGAGTTCCATGTATCCGAGATACCATTTACGATATTGACAATCGTGTCCCTGATTCCATTAATGATTGGCGAGTAAATCGCTACCATCAGGTTCCAGATTGTGGTAAAGTAGTCAACAATTCCCTGCCATACAGCATTCCACGTATCTCGGACTCCATTCACAATTCCCGTAATGGTGTCAGAAATTGACTGAATGATTGGACTGTAGATGGCAACCATCTGATTCCAAACAGTCGTAAAGAAATCAACGATTCCCTGCCACACTGAGTTCCACGTCGAGACAATTGCATTAACAATTGTCGTAATGGTGTCAGAAATTGACTGAATGATCGGTGTGAAGAATCGGACGAGGTTGGTCCAGATACCGATAAAAATTGTAGAAATAATCTCCCACGCGGCTGTCCAGATCGCGGTAATAATATCAACAGCGCCCTGAATGATAGATGTGATCAGATTGACAAGAGGCTCAAAGAACCATACAATACCGTTCCAGATATTCCTGAAAACATCAGCCATAAAGTTGAACGCGCCGACCCAGATGCCGATGTACATCTGGACACCAGTCGAGATGATTGTTACAATCGTGTTGATGACATTCGAAATGAAATCAACGACAGGACGGAAGAAGTCAGCTACTCCGTTAACAATTCCGCCGATGAACTGGCCGACCTGATCCGCGATACCTCCGAAGAAGTTACCGATTCCGTCACCAACGACACTAAGGCCCTTTTCGAAGTTTCCTCCGAAGTTTCCAAAGAATCCTTGGATGAAGGTGATTGCCTCACCGACCCACTTACCGATTCCGCCGAAGAAATCACCGGCAGCTTTTGTGGCACCTTCAAACATCGGAACTACGTTAGTGTTCCAGAAGCTAACAATATTTCCTATGACTTCACCGATGAATTTGAATGCAGCGTCTATACCGTCCTTAAACCATCCGACGTTGTTGTAAGCCCAAATTACACCAGCGACCAGAGCAGCTATACCCGCGACGATACCAGCGATTACCAAAGCAACAGGGTTAGCCAGAGCAGCTATGTTGAATCCGGTCTGAATAGCAGTAGCAAGTGTCATACCGGCACGGTACGCGGCCATTGCCGTAGTAATGCCACTGATGATACCCTGAATAGCTACAGTGGCCTTCCAAGCAGCAGCAAATCCAACCACACCGGCAATGATGGCTGGCAAGGCTGGGCCAAGCGTCTCGACAACCTGTGCGATAAATGGAGCCACAGCCTGAATGATTGACGTTATGGCAGGGGCTACAGTAAGCATTACGGAAGTAAGTGAATCAAAGGCAGGCTTGAGCGCTTGGATGATCTGAATAAGAGCGTCACCAAGGACCGGGATCAGCGGATCGATAGCCTGCTTCAAAGCGGTTATTAGAGGCAATGCCACTTCAAGGGCAGCAGCGAGTACCCCACCAATGTTGGCAGCAAGGCTACCGATAATGGAGAGGAACGCGCCCATCTTTGGACCCATGGTTCCGACGACAGGTGCCAGTGCTTCAAAGCCCTTCTGGATTCCGTCAAACATGGCAGCAAATCCAGCTTGGAATTCCGGGTTCGAGGTAATGGCAGCGATGGCATCGGAGACTACCTTGATGACACCGGCAATGGACTCAAGGGCAGATCTGACGGTCGGTGCCGCAGAACCAATTGCCCCGAAAAGCTTGAAGAAGGCGTCTCCAAGGGATGAGGCAACAGCGTTGGCACCTTGGAAGATTGTTGTAAGCGCCTTAATGCCTTCCGGAGAGTTGACAGCAGTGTTGAGTCTGTCAACAAAACTCAGTAGTGTACCGAGTCCATCAGAACCAGCGGCACGGGCTGCATCGGTGATGCCAGAAAAGATGCCAGCAGTTTCGGCAACAATAGATCCGAGTCGCTTCAGGTTGGTAATACCCTCTTCAATCCAACGCCTAAGGTCACCATTAGATGCTGCCGCATTGATGAAGTTTGAGAACTTGTTGGAAACCTCAACAAACCATGTAGCAAGTCGAGGAAGAAGCTCCCCACCAACCCAGCCCAATTCCACGAAGGCCTGTACCAGAGGTTCAAGTGCCTGTGATGCTATGTCTATAGACTTGGAGAGGAATCCAAACATCCCTACGATGACATTGTTATCCAGATGAACCTTTAGGGCTTCAGCCAGCTTTTCAGTCCATCCGCCGAGGGCACGTGCAGTGCTGGCAAGTCCTTCTTGGAATTGTGGGAAAAGCGTTTGGGACATGTCGCGTAGTGCATTACGGGCCACGTCCCAAAAGTTGCTTTTGATAGTGTTGCCAAGAGTCTTGTATTGCGCTGTTACTTCAGGAAGTTGCTTTCCGAAGTCCTTCAATGCTACAATCAATGTACCGATACCGACGAGGAATCCTGTAGCCATTCCGGGAGCAGCAATTGCAGCCATAGAAATAATAGACCCAAGAGATGCCGCAAGGGTTGAGAGACCACCAATGGATGAGATCGCGGCACCGCCGATGGACCCCAGCATTACTGCCATCTTTGCGATTCCCGGAACAGCCTTATCAATGTTGATGAAGTGGTCGGCCATCTTCTTGAGATCACCAGCAAGAACTCGGGCACCAGTCATACGTGCAATGGCATTGCCAGCAGCCACGAGAGGCCCCGAATTCATCACGACATTAACACGAAGCTGGCGCATTCTTGTCAGGAGGGCTAGCCTTGCGCGTGCTGCTTCATCATCAACATCCGGGGTCACTGTGGGGTTGGATCTCCCCATGTCATCGAGCATATCGTCAATTTCTCGACGAGCAGCTAGTGTGTCCGCTTCAAGCTGGACTGTTGCTCTAAGAGATTGGTTTGCAATTTCATGCAAATCTATGATAGCTTGTCTAGGATCGGTATCAACACCAATATGTACAGTCTGATCCTGAAGGTGAGAGAGGTTGGTGATGTTCTGTAGATCGGAGACTGCCTGCTCAGTGTTCACATTGACTGTAATAGTCTGATCACCTAGGACAGTGTTGGCTAGATCATCTAGCGAGCGTTGGGCAGAGGACGTGTCGGCATCGACAGTAAGGGTCTGATCCTCCAGTTGGCTGTCAGCCAGATCAGCCAATTGTGCGGTCGCTGAAGATACATCCGCGTCTACGTGAATAGTAATCGAGTCATTGATCGATTCAATTGCAGAACGGATATCCCTTTCAAGTTTATCCGTAATAGCTCGGATGTTTACATATGCAGACCCGATTACAGTCATCTATTCCACCTAATTACCCATAAACTGGGAGTCCCGGTAGACCCTCGTCGCCTAGCTCTACACCGTTATTTTGGCCCACTGGTAGGTTGTCTATCTCTCCTCGTTCTAGGCGAGCATAGAAATCTTCATCATACGTGGCAGCTTCTCGTTCAAGCGTCTCGTAGAATTCTTCGTCATATACTGTGGCACCCTCAGTCTTAATTTTACCATACACTGAGTTAACTTTATTTCGAACCTTAGTGAGTCCGCCATCAATTTTGGCGTCCTCAATCACGTCTGCACAGAGAACAGCATCTATTATATTCATTGCTCTACGAGCAGTGGACTTGCAGATTAGATCATACAAGTCCACGCCCGATGCTAGATACTGTCCATCTATGAACGACCAGTTACTAAGAAACTGCCGTCCTACTGAGCAGACGCCTTCGTAGGGCGCGAGGTATACGCCTGAATGAGCTTGCCAACTGACTGGGAAATCGCAACCACATCGATCTCCTCTTCGGAGGTACGTAGGTGGGTGTCCAGACGGGTATACTCTTCTGCATCAAGTGCCTCTTTGAGGAAGTTCTTGAACGCAACGATGGACGAGACACCGCCACCGTCCGATGCTTCAAGGAAGTCCATGAGCACGATACCCTGAACAAAAGGCTTTGCTGTGAATGTCTCCCCGCCAAGTTCAAATGTTACGGTCTCGGGAGCCTTGCCTTCTTCGGTGTTCTCACCGGAGGCGGAAAAATTGCGGCTGTCTGCTGCTGTAGGCATATGTCGTTCCTAATATACGTCGTTATCTATCGAATTACACGAGACAGGTTATCTGTCAGATACCTGTTCGGCTTGGTTCCCGGATGGAAAACCATTTTGCTATACACTATTCTACCATGGGAATAGAAGCGCAATGTTTGCGCTCTACGCGGAAGAATGATATGAGGTTTTGTACCGTTGTGGTGCATTAGAGCGATGCGGTTGTTTGCACCTACTGTCGCCACCAGCCCCTTGCCGTCCCGTACCACTTGGTATCGAATGGACTTCTTCAGGGTACCGGTCCTTACCCCGACCTGCCGTCTTGCGAGGCCCTGTAGCTTTATGGCTCTTTTCCTGAGATAGTTCCCTACATCTCCTCTGGGAGATGTGGTCAACTGATCATAGGCAGCTTTGTTCAGTACGAACTTCATTAGGATTGAGCCGATACTGCGGACGCCGTTACCACCAGCGTCATGGCCTGAAAGCCTCCCTGCGGAGATCCTGCGGAAACGTCAGCAAGGGCACCTATGGTCATGGTTTCACCGGCACGAAGGCCAGCATCCATTAGAAGCATGGCATCCTGCATTTGCTTACGGGCAATATCGCTCTGGACATCCGAAGGCAAAGTCTGTACTCCCGTCACAGCCTGAGCAAATTTGGCCGGAACCGTAGTTGTGGGGTTAGCTGCCACTGTGTTAGGCTGCGGGAGAGCGCGGACCACTTCAACAATGTAGACTCCAGTACGCGGTCCAGCGCATTTGACCGGTTCCTGAGCTTGGTTACCCGGAAGACCCGAGTAACCTTGCTCAAAGGAAACCGTCACCTGTTCACAATCGTGAACGGTATCGCCTTGACCGCCGACTGCGAGGTATCTTCTTGTCGGAAGATCCACTCCATGGTCGGCATACGTCGCTACAACAGTGTTGAGGATGAGGTCCGCTATCTCGACAAATTCATTTGGATCGAGCATAGCGGGTTTCCTTAGGTGTTAGTTGATGATCTCGTTTAGCTTACTTACGAGGGTCTTACGGTTCTCACCGTCAAGCTCCGCGGAAAGGGCCTTCTCAGCCTTCTCAGCGTCGTCTCCGACCCATGCGAGGACTTCCTTGATGGAACCCTCGGGAACTGCCTCTTCGTCGGTCTGAGGGGCTTCTACGGCCTCCTCAGATACCTCCTGATTGAAAGAGTCAACGGTCGGATCGGCTTGTTCTACGTTAGGTTCGTTGTATTCTGGTGCTGCGTAAGGATCTGTATCACTCATATTAGTTCACTCTTTCTGCTCTTACCGCTCCCGGCAAGAACACTTTAGGCCTCTTCTTGGCCTTGTAGGGATTTACTGCTGCAAGGAAGAGATCTATTTCGTAGATTCCCACCTTGCCATTAGAGATAAATTCCTGAGGGTCCATCACAGTGTATGATACTCCCTGACGAGCTACTGATGAGATTCGTTCAGGGAGTGCACACGATGGGTCACTCATGTCGGAAAGTATCAGTTCGTTTGCCAGTCGAATTGCTGCTCTCTTACCCGCTGCTGGCGGAGGAGTACCGTACGTGTATGTGACCGAAAGTTCGTTCACAGGGTCCAGTACCCACGGGAGAGCATGTTGCCTCACTAGGTAGCTATTATTTCTTAGGGAAAACTCGGACGGAGTTAGCTCACGCCCCAAGTGTGTAACAGAGTCTATCGATCTGACCGGTGTGTGGCGCAAGCGAAGGTTTCGCTGGCCTTCCGAAAATCTGGGAAGGTTGTACATACTCCCAGAGATAACGTACGGACTGGTTAGGTTTGACGTTGCGATATCTGAAGTATATACTTCAGTTACAGTCTGAACCCCTGTGTACTTCTCTCCTGACAGCTTGTAGAGAATGAAGCTGGCAAAATGGACAGCAGATTCAGTATATGGCCCAGTCGGGTCGCAAGTGTCTGCTGCACTAATCCATAGAGTAGCCATTTTTCTCCAATGCTCTTTCAGTCAATTATACCATATGGTAGAAACAAGACTGGCTGGCCTCGTTGAATAGAGACCAGCCAGTTTGATATAGCGGCGGTTATGTTACTGTTTGGTAGCCAGTTCCAGCAGGGATCGTAGAGGTACGTGCCTGCTGTGCAGGAGCGTCCGATGCGAACGGCCAGAGTGGGGCGGCAGGTCCGTCACCGAATCCTGTGTTTCCGACAGCCCAGCCTTCGAAGCTGGTAGCCATCATGTCGTTCTGGATCGCACGCTCTCCAGAAAGCTGCATCTGTGCGTACGGGAACACGAAGTGCCAGTACGGGTTGGTGCTGGTCTGACGGCCACCGACGTTTGCGATGGACCAGACTTCAATGGCAACACCGTTAGGCGTTGCGTCAACACCTACAAGAGGCATCTTCCAACCAACAGTCTGTCCACCGGAGGATAGCAGGGTACCACCAGCAATGATCTGTGAGAACTCGGGGTCCGGGTCACAGAGTGCGATGCTGAGGGTTACGCGCTTGAGGGTACGTGCAGTCTTCCATGAAGCACATACTGTACCGTCTGCGGCCTTAGTGGTGAATTCTTCGCCGTCTTCGTACTCGGGAGTATATCCGAGAGAGACGAACTTCTTAGTAACGTATGAAGCGCTAGCTCCAGTGACGAGGGCACCTGCTGCATCCAGTTTGGTAACTCGGATTGCAAGTCCTCCAACGCTGGCAGCGTTATCGTGAGCCATGTGGTTCTCCTAATTATGCGTAATCTAGTGTGAGGTCAACTAGTACTGCGTACGAGTCGGTGGTAGCCCATGTGACGGCTGCTGACCCGTCAACGAAATACTCGATATCGTTGATTCGGGAGTTGACAGCCTGATTAAGGTTTCCCGGTATGACAACTGTCGGACCAATGCGGACGGAGATAGGGCCGGTTGCGTACATCCACGCCTTACCAGCGCCAGCGTTGACACCGGTTGGACCCTTCTTCGAGTAACCCACGCCTGATACAACGGAGTTTCCGAGAGGAGAGACAAGCTTTCCGCCATCTTTGTCAAGGTTGAGGGCCGAACCGACTACCGTAGGAACGTGGATGACACCCTTTGAACCCAGAGAGGCGTTTCCAAGGGCTTCTTCCAGCAAGCCAAGACCGTAACGAATCTTTACTGCGGTTCCAGCGGTAGGGGTTACATCAACAGATTGCGCCGAAGCGAGATATCTGTTATCATTGGGGGAGTCAAGAAGTTTTGCTATATCGCCATTCCAGAATTCAATCTCGATTGCCTTCTGCATCACAATATTCAGCGCTTTCTTCGCGCTGTCTTCAACCTCAGCCGGGTTGGTTCCCATGGTGGAAACCTTCACGGATGCCTTAACATCGAAGGGGTAATATGTCTTGAAGTGCTCTTTTGAAGCAGAGTTGTCAATGACAGTAACGGTCTCTGTCGGGCTTGCCCCGAAGATGGAGCCGTTGGCTACAACAACGCCAGCGTCCTTGTTCTCGTAGGTAATCCCGGAAGTCCAGAAGCTATCGTTGTGATCGTACGTAGTGGTAGCTGGACTCAGAATACCGTAAGGGGCGACCTCAAGTCCCGCTGTGGGAACTAGGGTTGTGTTACTGCGTGCCATGTTAATTCCTTAAGTTAATTCT